GGGACAATGGCAATACGCATTCCCAGCAGATTGCGGAAAATGTATAGTTTGCCTTCAAAAAAGAAAGCGACAATGGTCATATCGGTTAATGGAGGAAAAAAATGTATCATTTTCAAGTTACTTTGTAACTTTAACATATACAAATGAATTTGTACCTTATGGAGATGATGGGTACTGTGCTAATTCAAACGATCATAAAGAGTTTATAAAATGGCTGAAATATTATGAAAACCCGATTAGACTTAACGAAAGAAAAGAGATCTCGATGGAGGAATACAGGCGCTCAATCTACCATATCCACGAAATCGGAGACCTCCGGCATTTCGGTATTATCGAGTACGGAGACCTCGGAGATCGTCCGCACTGGCACTATCTTCTTTTCAATGTTGTTGATATTGATAATATCTATCGTGCTTGGTCTACACAATTGTGTAGTTCACCGAGAGGTTACCATAAAGCAGCAGAATATACGCCAGGTATCTCCAAAGGCAGAATAGATATAGATGAATGCAACGTTAATACCGTTGATTACGTATTAAAATATATGATGAAGCATGAAATGGAAAAACAAAATAACGATAGGCAGGAGGAACGAGCTTTTATGTCAAAGGGATTGGGCTTACAAGTCGCGAGTTCCGAATTTATTAAACATATCTCTCAGCCACACAACAATCAAGTTCTTAATGCGAGAGGGACTAAAGTCCCTCTTCCGCGAATATTTAGAAAAAAATTCCTCACCGATGCGGAAAATGATGCAAAGCAGCGTTTTACCATTTCAATGTCATTGGAAAAGAAGAAGGAAAAAGAAGCTGAACTTATTAAAAAAGGACAGGATATTGAAACAGTTAGAAGATCGACAATCAACAGTCGTTCAAATGCTCTTAAAAATCGTCGAAGACGTACAATTGAATAAATTATGCTTAGGAAAGGAACAGTAACACCGGAAAGGAACAAAGGTCAGAAATTGACTATGATAATGTCAACCAGGACACCACTTCAGGCATTTCAAATGCTTAGAATGGGTCATCCAATAGATCAAATGGCTGGGTATTATGATGAACAGGGCATACTTGAACCTGATTTCTACATGATGGATAAGGCTCAGAAACTTCATGCATTGGCTAAATACAAAGAGATGGTAGCAACAGCGAAAACGGACATTGATAATTTCACTGCTCAACAAGCTGCTGCAAAAGCAGAAGCTGACCTTAAGGCAGCTGAAGAAAAGCGACAAACTGAAATTCTTGAAGCTGCGCAAAAACTTGTAAATCAAAAAACACTAAATAATGAAACAAAAATCTTTGGATGAGAAATACCCAAATGCGGGTAAAATTATTAACGGCAAACAGCAGCCGTTGAACCCTGACAATTACTTTCATGGCATGAGCCTTGAAGATGTCAGGAAAAAATACATACATTTTACGGTATTCATGGAACATCTTAATAAGATACTTGAATTACCAATAGATGCAAATATTGAAACATTATCCAGGCGAATATACGACCTGGTATATGCAGCCAATCCACAAGAGAAGCAACCGGAAGATGCAATTATAAATTAGGGGTCGTTCTCATTATTTCGTTTCATTCAGTCGAAGCCCTCCAACATGCTTGCGGAGGGCTTTTCTTATTCTATGCGGTAGCTAAATAAGCTGCTCATAACCCCAACTTAGTAGGATGGGGAAGCATGAAATTTTCATCATTCGGTAGCACGACAAATATCAATGAGGGATATATAAACACCAAAAACCTAGGTGGGGGAGTGTGAGGGGGCGCCAATGAGCGCCCCTCACATATCTAGTTACATACATGGCGCCACAGGCGCCAAAAAAACAAAAAACAGATCATTCCTGCCCAGGAAGATCACAAAGCCCCTGCCCAAAAGCTGACGAAGTCAGCAGAAAGGGCAGAAGGGCGAACCCCAACGAACACTCGTCCGAGTGAAACGACAGACAGCAGCCCGTTAGTAGTATTCGCTCAGTGAAGGTCGAAGCGTAGCTTGCGGAGCGCACACCTGAACGTGCGAATGCACTAACGAAAGGCGTCTGAGAGTTGGGGAAAAACACATTTTTTTTGACAAAGGATAAAAAAAATGAAAAAAAAACAAAAAATGTAACGCATTGAGTATCAATGCGTTACATACAAAAATAGCGAAGCGCTAAAAAAAATAAAAGCAACATAGTTGCATAAATCAAAATGGAAAGATAACTTTCCGAGGCCTTAGATGGCTCGTCTTTCTAAGGCCAAAAAATTCTTCACATAGAATTTAAAAAAAATGCATGTAGTACAACTAGAATTATTCAAAAAACCGAGAAAAAGGATTTCTACTTATAGGTGTAGAAAAGGTTATTGGATAAATTATATACATGAGTCGTTTATGTGGAAAAATAGAATATTAATAGCTATAATTAATTACCCATGCCTTTATTCCTTATAGGTATATTAGGGGGTACTCTCCTAGCGGCAGCATTAAAGGCATTGTTCGATATTGGTGGTACTGTTACTCAGAATCAATACAATGCACCTAAAGCACAACTCAAGAGATTGAGAAAAGCAGGGTTACCCCTGTCTTATATGTATAAAGGGAGCGTAAGTGAGCAAAGTCAATCTCCTCAATTATCTATTGAACCAACTCTTGGAACTTACCCTAAACGTCAAGGACAAAAATTAGCTGTTGATATTGTAGAACAACAATCAGATACACAAGCTAAAGATTGGATGTCAGGTATATGGAGACCTGACCCAAAAACAGGAGAACTCTTTGAAACAACAAATAGAATTGAGCAGCAAAGGGCTGCTACATTCATAAAAGATTATGAATCGCAGCTTAAAAAAATTGAGCTTGATGTAGAAAAAGATGCTTTCGCAAAAGGAATACCTCAAGGCATGAAACAAGAGGCTTTAAATAAAGCCAAACAGCAGATACAAAATCTGCTGGAACAAGCTGGCCTAATGGAACAGCTAAAAAAAATAAGGGGATTCGAGGAATTGTTAAATGATTCACTCACTAAAGACCTGGACAATCTACCGGATTGGATATCCTCACTTCTTAAAGTAATACTAATCGCTACAAAACGTTAATTATGGCTATACGCGCAGGTTCATCCTTACCTGAAAGGATGGAAAAACACGAAAGAAAAAATTGGATTGATAAGTCATTCAATCACAAAACAACTCTTACAATGGGAACTCTTGTTCCACTTGCAGTAAAAGAGTTGTACCCAGGTGAATTATGCAAATTGTATTTAGAACTTTCAGCAAAATTTGCTGCCTTATACCTACCGATCATGCACCAATGTTATTTTACAATAGATTGGTTCTATGTAAGAACTCAAACATTGTTTGATGGTGGTTCAAGTGATAGGGCGTTTGAGAATTTTATAAAACAAGACCCTGTAACAGGAACAATAGAATGGGCATACTTTAATTATAAAAGAGCTGATGCTGTATTTACAGATGGTATTCTTAATTATATGGGATTTAATGCACCTCCAGGTGCAGGTACTCTTATATCTCAAACAGAAGTATCAGCTATACCTCCAGCAGCATATAATGAGATATGGAGATGGATGTACAGAAATTCTCAAATACAGGAAAATTTACGAATAGTATTATCACCAGGTGACAATACAGCAGTAATGGAGGCTAATTTGCCTGATCTTAGAGTAAAGAGAAGAAATTGGCCAAGGGACTATTATACCTCCGCAACGTTGACACCACAACAGGGTGAAAACGTGTTAATACCTTCTTTTGCAACTGATCCTGAAACTGGAAAATTTATACCTCAAAGGATGTTTGATTTAGATGGAACTGATCCAACATCTAATGGATTAATATCTGAAAATATATCTGGATTTACAGGTAAGTATTTAAATAGTGTTGAATCAGGAGGAACTCCTATAGTACTTCAATTATCATCTACTATAAGGGATTTTCGTTATGCCTCAAAAATGACTGAATTTCTTGAAAGACACATGAGATCAGGCGGTTTTCCAGGTGGACAACCGGAAGATATGAATTGGAATGACTTCATAAAAAGAAATTTCGACTGGACGCCCAATCCGTTAATGATAGGACAACCGGTATGGATTGGTGGTTATACAGGTGACATTATTATATCTGAGGTAATGGCAACAGCAGCCGGTAGTGAGGTTGTAGTTGGTGATTATGCAGGTAAAGCAGTATTTAGAGACAACACTCCACAATTCACATATACCGCACCGGATTACGGTGTAATTATTCCAATTATGACGGTATATCCCAAAGCCTCATACTATTCTGGTTCAGATAGGATATGGGAAAGACGTACTAAAATGGATTATATGTGGGAACAATTCGCTCTAATTGGAGATCAGCCATTAAAAAACAAAGAAGTTTGGTTTTCTTGGTATGATGCTGACATTGCTTGGAATGAGGAAATCTTCGGGTATACGCAGCAATACAACTGGGAACGTTACTCTAATGATATTGTATCCGGCCAAATGCGAACCCTATGGGAAAGCTTTCATTTGGGACGTAAATTCATTGCGGCAGCAGATGTAGTCCTAAATTCAGAATTTATTGAATGTAGGCCAGATATAGGAAGATGCTTTACGGTCGATGCTGAAGCAGGAGAACATGAGTGTTATATACACGCATATGTAGGTATAGAGATTTTAAGAAGATTACCAAAATTCGGTTTACCCGAATTATAGTGGAAAAAGATGAGTTTCAATGGGTTTTAAGGGGGGACCTTGTCCCCCGTTTTGACTACGAGGATTTATGTAATTCAATAGAATGGCATTATGGCGTGCGAAACCCCAACATGGATTAAATTAGAAAAACCC